GATCGCTTCGTCATCTGTGAGTTCAACAACTTGTGCTTCGATCAAATAATTGTAGATACCAGGTTGTGAACCAACCATTGTTAGAAATAAATCTCTATTAACGATATGATCCGGATCTATAACCTTGATTGGCGGCCATACATTACCTGCAGCAGCATCGGCTTGAAGCCAAGCGAACTGACGATTGTCTCCAGCGTCGGGTAATGATCCTGCAATAATTGTATCGAGCGAAAGAATGCTAGTATACTTTTGAACTGCGAGGATATCCTCCGGCCATAAAACAAAAGATTCAACTTTTAATCCAAAGTTGATTAGTCCATCGGAAGCGATTAGATTTTGTTTTGCAGTTGTAGCCCCACCAACAACTTCGATCTGTCCTCTCAATGTTCTATTTCTTCCGAATTTCATTACTTCATCCCCTTTGCTAATTTGTGTGCTGCCTTTACTGCTGATTTGAAACCGTTTTTCTTCCAAGATCCATTCTTTAGTTTGAAACTAGGTGCGACCTTCTTGAATGCACGTCCGTATTTCTTTGATGCTGCAGACGCTTTACGCTTAACAACCTTAACGGCCTTTTCTTCTGCAACTTCCACCAATGGCATAAGAGCCTCAGTAACTGCAGGAGACACGCCCTCAGCCATCAATAGACCACGAATCATGTTGCAAGTAGCACAAGCCATCTATATCCCTCATTGTTGGGATAATGCCAAAGCCATTGCAGATGCTGCCGTCATTGTTTCAACAGTACATTCAAGAACGATCGATACCGCATCTACGGCAGCAACAATAACTGAATCTGTACCTAAGAAGATTGATTCAACCGCTACTAGGTAACCGTTGGTGAAATCAGCAGGAGATAGGTCGGCCATGTCGCTAACTGATGAATTGCCACCAAGCGCAGTACCTACGACCAATTTTCCAGTTGAGATAACTGATCGATCAGCCGCTCCAACCATAACAGTCTGTGATTGAGTTGTTAGTTGATAGGCAGTCATGGAATTTGCATTGTTTCCTGCCAGAGGCAAAGAACCTGGTGTCCCATATTGTACTGAAACATTGTGGATTCTAAGCACGCTCTTTCCAAGTGCATCAACATAAGCACCCAAATCAAGTGTTGCTTGTGCAAAGGTTAGTCCATCAGTTGCGACGGTCGCTCGTATAAAGAAAGAATCAGATCTCGCCATATCCTCAAGGCAACCGCGACAGTGTATAAACTACACCTACTATCTTCGCGAGCGAAGCGAGCCAATCAGCAGTGCATAGATAGTCCCCCAGCACACCCACCCTATGATTTTAACACCCCTTTATACTCTTCGCCGGATTATTTATTAATAACAACTGCTAGCATCTACCATGAGGGACGATAAAACCATCATCACCGTGTCATTGACACTGGAAGCGAAGCGCAATTTGGACAGATTGGCGGCTGAATACACTAATGGAAACCGTTCAGCATGGGTTCAAAGGGCGATTGATACCTCTGCAATGGTTAGATTCTTGAAAGATATAGATCATACTGGGTCAAAAGCACATCGATCTAACCGTGAAGATGGCAAATGCAATCCATCTTTGGTACCGAAGTGTCAAATTTGTTGGGAGATGAACGCATGAGTTGCATAAAATGCAACTGCGGAGCGCATTATGACAGAATGGGAAGTCATAAGAAAAGAGTTCTCGGGTTTACATGCACCCATTGTCGAACTAAGTGGAAGACGCACGCTACAACCGACGAGAATGGACAAGCAAAATTGTTCTATGACTATTATGAATGCACCTGTGGATCGCATCCTTTGAACATTCCACCAAAATTAACTCGATGTATTTGTGAAGTGGTGGATTTAAGATGAGTGAAGATATAATTTACGACGACGGATATCATGATGGCGTTAAGGATGTAGTGAATATGTTTCTCATGATGCACATGAACGGTTCAACTTTACCAGAGATCAGAGATCGAATCGTTCAAATGCGTAAACGCGCTAAACTCCAATTAGATTATGCAAAGGATCAAGCCGGTTACGATTAAGACTGAGAAGTTTCCTTGATAATTGTAATGATCGCTTCGTCATCTGTGAGTTCAACAACTTGTGCTTCGATCAAATAATTGTAGATACCAGGTTGTGAACCAACCATTGTTAGAAATAAATCTCTATTAACGATATGATCCGGATCTATAACCTTGATTGGCGGCCATACATT